TACTATATAATCTTTTGTATAGTTTGGTGGTTCCCATACCCAAACATTACTATCTATACCTCTTTTTTCTATCGGTTCAGTAACCGTATTATTTCTACACTCTTCAAGAATAACACCATCAACTACAGTTTGACCAGAGGTTATAAAGTCACAATCACATTCTTGAGCCGCTAACGATGGGCCTAATAGTTTGTCTTGTTCATCTCTCCATTCTTGTCCTCTGTCAGGATGAACAGTCCAATGAAGTTTTATAAAATTAAAATCATTTAAACCATCTTCAGCATCCATCCAAGTCCTATGAAACCAATTACCAACACCATTTGGTGTAGATAATGCAATACATTGTCCACCAGTCGATAACGTTTGAGATGCAGCTGCCCATATACCATCAATCTTATCAATAAAAGCTGCCTCATCAAGTATCAGTAATGATAGAGCTTCTGAACGACCACTATCCTCACCACTTGAAACAGCTTTTATTTGAGAACCATTTTTATATCTTAAACTAAGTTTGTTATCTTCAACACATCTTTGTTTAATCCAACTTGGTAAGTTTGCATGCATTACACGAACTTTTGTTACCAAATTTTTTGCTACCTCTTGTTTTGTAGCGATAACCAAGATATTTTTATCTTGGTGAAAAGTCATCATCCATAAAGAATATCCTGCTGTTAGTGTAGATATACCTAACTGACGAGCTTTTAGGATTATGTTAAATCTATTAGTAACAAACTCTGATATAGATTTTTCTTGAAATTCATATAAATTAAATGGTATCTTTCCTTTTATGGGATGTTGTACCACACAATATTTTTTCAAAAAATAAACAGGGTCATTAGCACACTTAACATATTCTTTTTTAATGACTTCTTTTAATTGTCCTTTTTGGTTTCTCATATATATAAATATTTACTTTAAAGATTCCTCTATTTTTTCAAGATGTTCTAAAGCTTCATCAGCTTGTTTTTTTAACTCTTCAAAGTTTTGAGTCCACTTTTCTTTTTCTATCGAGTGACCATCTGGATTTACTTGATTATAAGCTTCCATTGGTTTTTGATTTTTAAACTCAACTAATTCTTGTTTTTTATCTTTTATCCAGGCTAATTTATTTTGTTTAACCTTTTCTTTTTCCCAATCATCAAAAGTCCCATCGATTATCATTTTATTTTCTATGGTTATCTGACAATTAAAACAATGTCCATGTAGATACCACATTCTTTCATCTAGTCTTTTTTTCATAACCGATTTACATTTAGGACAAAACCAAGGAACTCTTGCCTCTTTCATTATATCTGAAAGTCTATCTATTTGGTCTCCTTGTTTTTTAGTTTTTTTATCGAAACCGACCATAACTCTTTTCTCTGGAGTCTCACCCCTTAGAATAGATTGCATAGCCTTGTTTTGTCTTACTTCTTCTCTACTTCTTGCCATTTGTAACCTCTAAAAGTTTAATAAACCTACGATTTGATTTACAGGTGCAAAAGCACCAGTAAATTTATATGTCTTTCCTTTATATTTAAACACTATACCCTCACTTGGAACTATTGATGATAAACCACCAATCTTCTCTAATTTTTCAACTTGTGCTTTAAGAGTATTAATTTTTTTAATATCTTTACTTTTTTGAACAGTTTTGATTGCTCTGACTACATCTTTTCTTATTTTTTGTATAGCTTTATCTGGTGATGCAGCTAAATAACCACTAATATTTTTTAATATCTCAGCTCCAACATCAAAAAATAAAATTTCAAATGGTTTCATATTATCTTTTACCCATTTTTGATGGTCGTTCTTATCAAATGATAATACCCAATCTAAAAACTTTTCATTCTTAATATCTTTTCTCATGTTTTGTACTGAATATGATTTGTCGAAAAACGCCCATCTCTTAGTAAGATTAGTTAAAATACTACTTGGTACATTATAATTATATTGTTTTCCAGCGTTAAAAATAAATTCTTCCCAAAATGATTGATGATAAAGTGCTAATGTATCATTGTCGTTTAGTGCAAATTGACTTTTTAATTTATTTAGTCTACTTATGAAACCTTGTTTCTTTTTCGAAAAATCTTGAACTGCTGGTACTTTTAAAAAATTTGGTTTACCAATAGTATAATTTTTCTGTACATTTTGATTAACTTGTTTAATCATCCCAGCTAACATTCTTGCTGAATCTTTTGGTTGTCCTATAGCTTTTGCACTTTTATCATACTCTAATGTACCATGAAATACTATCTGTGCTTTATCATAATCAATAACATTAGTAGATTTAGGATATATAACTTCTAAGTTCATCCATCTTTTACCATTACCAAAAACTTTTTCCTTTTGTTTGTCGGATAACTTTCCAACAGCTTTACTTAGGTCTTTCATAGCAAAAACAAAAGCATCTTTAATATCACCTCTACCTGCGAATTTAGAAGCTACACCAACTGTATCCATAGCAGTTGCTCCAAAATTCTTTAATTGTCCTTTGTTTCTAGCTGTAACCAATTTACCATTTACCCAAGAAACCATTAAGTTTTGTCCATCAAGTTTCTCAGTAACATTGTCCTCACGATTTAATTCACCTCCGAGTCCATTAATAATTATCTGCTTTAAATCTGAAAATGTAAGATTTTTGTCATCAAACGGATGATTCATGTGTCCGTAGGCTCCACCCTCTATTATCAAACCTTCTTTGATTTCTTTTTTAGATTTTGATTGAGCATTGATAGCACTACCGTGTGTTGCTCCTGGTACGACTAAAACTTTCTTACCTTGTTTTTTATAATCTTCTATTTTTCGAGACATATTATCTCGTCTCAACTGATTCCAAGCTAATTGAGCTTTACCTAATGTGGTTGAACCAGCTTTACCTGTATCTTCAGGAAAACTTTGATTGAAAAGTTGTTCTACATCTTCATCACTTGGTGGGAAATCACCCTTGTAACCATTTTTTGAAAGCCATTGTTTACCATCGTCTGTAAGATAATCCATTGCTTCTTCACCATCATCACCTTGTCCGACTAAGAATGCATACATAGCACCTGTCATTTGTGATGGTGTAGCATTCATCTTTTTGGCTAAGTCTTTATAGATTGGAGCATCTTGGTTAGTGTGTTCGTTATATTTACCATCCCAAGTATCTACATCACCACCTGACTTTTCAACCATTTTACCAATGAGTTCTTGTTCTGAACCCTCGTGGTAGTTGTGTCCATCACCTTGTCCACCCTCTCCTAAAAACACTACGTTTTCTGCTCCGTGTTTTTCAATAAAATCTTGAACCATTGGAACTACTTGTTTATTTACAAACTCACCAGCCTTTGGGTCATCATCACTAATATGAGGTGTACCTATAACAATACTATCATCGGTTTCGGTTACGTATTGAGCTTTGTGAACTTTTGGTTCGTAACCAACTTCCTCATCACCTAAGTATAAATTACCGTGTGGGTCTTTACCAAAACTTTTGATTCTATCCATTCTTTTTTTAGTTGGGACACTATCTCTCTCAAACTCACTAGGTTTTATTTTTTTTGACGTATCAGGTTTTTCATCTTTTTGTGTCATTTGTTTTGCTTGTTTGTGAGCTGGATGGTCTTCTCCTTGTTTGAGAGCTCCCCTTACTGTAATTTCTTTTTCATCGCCGTCTTTTGTTTTATATTTAATTTTTTTATCCATTATATCTTCTTGTTCAATAAGAAGTTTTACATAATCATCAAGATTAATTCTTTCTTTTAAATCTAACTTATCAGTTTCAGTATTAGCTACATTATCTTTACCAACACCACCAACGACTGGAGTTTCTACTTCTACACCTGTGTATGATTTACCATCAGTTGTTATACCCATCCACTTTATCAATTCATATCCAATATTTCTCAACACTACATCGTTTATATAAGCTTTGTATGAGTCTATTGGATTATTAACACCAAATCTTGAACCATAATCACCAGATTGTTTATGTCCATAAGCTACCGCTGGAACTGTACTATAACTTAAAGTATAATCATAATCAGGATTTACTGCATGTTTTCCTAAAATATAATTTATTACTTCCCAACCTTGACCAGTGTACATATCATTTAACCATTTTTTTGAATACTTTTTATAGTCAGAGAACCCTCTATGAAATGTTGGAGGCCCGTCATCAGTTGGTGATAATGCCGTAGTGCTTTCTTTTACTATCTGTTTAATATTATTTTTAAATAAAAACTCATCTATTGATTCAAATAGTTTTTTAAACTTATTTGTCATCATATTAAAAATACCTTGGTCAAAATAACCAAAGGCTTGTTTAAATAATTTTTTTCTGTCTTTTTCAT